AATCCTCCACATATGAAGAAAAACAAGCAAGGAATACCTCACGACATAGCAAAGGGAAATCTGAGAGGAGTAGTACAAGAAATGTACCCAACTCCAAGAGCAAGAGATTACAAGGATTCAGTAACGACAGTTCCTCCCTCAGTACAGAAGGGAAGAAATCCAAGTCTAGGACAAAAGATAGCTATGAAGCAGATGCTACCGACACCTTCGGCTTCGGAACACAAGGCGAGGATGCAAGGGAACACTCAGGCATCAAACTGCATAACAGCACTAGCACAGAAAGAGAAACCTGGTGGCAGACTGAATCCAGAGTTTGTGGAGTTCCTGATGGGGTATCCTATGGGGTGGACAGAGATAGAGCCAAAAGAATAAAGGCACTAGGTAATTCTATAGTGCCACAAATAGCTAGACAATTAGGATTAGCAATTATGGAAGCAGAAAATGAGTCTTGATAGAAACTTTGTATTAGGGTTAAAGAGAAGCGGTAAGTATGCTTGCCCTAATTGTCAACATACTAGAACGAAGAATAAGAGAGATACACCATTATCAGTTACAGTTAAGTCTGATTGTGTTGTATATTATTGTCATCATTGCAACACCGCAAAGGGAGTGGAATATTATGAAGAAAATAAGCGACAATATACTAAAATTCACAAAGAAAAGAGGAATATCCGAACAGACATTAAAAAACTTGAAGTGCGAAAGCGGCATGGCACAGTATGGTGATAGAAAATTAGAATCTATTGTCTTTAACTATTTTGACACTAAAGGGGAAAGAGTTAATTATAAAGCGAGAGCCATAGAAGAAAAGACCTATAAACAATTAAAAGGTGGCAAACAACAATTCTATAATATTGAAAATGTTATTAATTCTAATAACTTATCTACTGTTTATATAGTAGAAGGCGAGTTTGACCTTTGTGCAATGGTGGAAAGTGGTTATGCAATAGATTGTGTATTAAGTGTGCCTAGTGGCGCACCAGCAGCGACAACAGAAAATATTTACGAAGCGAAACGATATGAATATGTATTAGAATCATTAGAGCAAGGATTAGATAAGGCGCATTGCTTTGTATTACTAACCGATAATGATGATGCAGGAAGAAATCTAAGGTCAGATTTATCTTCTATTCTTGGTCATGCCAGATGTAAGTTTGTGGAATTTCCAGATGATGTAAAAGACATCAATGATTTTATGTTAAAGGTAGGTAAAGACGAACTACAATGGCAAATAAATGAAAGTCTACAAGAATATCCTATTGAAGGAGTCTACTCCCTTGATGATATTCCAGAACCTTCCCCACCTAAATTATGGAATCCACAGTTTGATGGTTGGGATAATAAAGTTATGCTTGGTGCAGGTATGTTATCGGTGTTTACTGGTTATCCTGGTCATGGCAAAACAACCTTTGCTCAACAAATATGGGCAAACATAGCAAAGACTTATAAAATACAAGTAGGGCTATTCTCTGGAGAAACAAGAGTTAAACCTTATGTGAGAAGAAATTTAAGAACTTTTTACTTTGGTAAATTAGAAAAAGATATGAGTGAAGAAGAAAAAAGAGAAGCCGATATTTGGATAACAAACAACTTTCATTTTCTTAACCACCCTAACAATGCACCAGACTTCAACTGGGTATGTGATAAAATACGAGATATGAAAGCACGATTTGGTATTGAAGCCTTTATGTTCGATCCTTGGAATAAAATAGAAATGCCAGACTTAAATAAGAATACAGAAACGAATTGGATTGGTAAATGCTTAGATGATTTAGCAACATTAGCAAAGGTGCTAGAAGTGCATATAATGATATTGGCTCACCCCTCTAAACCTAATGAATATAAAGTTAGTAATAATGCACCCACCGCTTATAGTATTTCAGGAAGTGCAAATTGGTATAATAAGGCTGACCACATCTTTAGTTTATGGCGACCAAAGTTTGAAGATGAAGATGGTAATAGATTAACCGAAGCTAAGTTGGTAGTCTGGAAAACACGATATGAAGAATTAGGATATCCTAGAACTTTGGAAGTGCGTCTAAATATGCAGAATGGTTGCTTTGAAAGTGTTGATAAGCAACAAGCCTACCAGTCAAATAGAAAAGATATTTATGGTTAATGTTTCATATGAAACAATTATTGCCCAGTTAATGGGTTGTTTAAAGCTCTTTCAAGCATAGACCTTAGACGTTCTTCAAGATCTTTTAGTTTTACATCTAGTACTTCATTACGTCTAGTGGCATCTGATTCAATAGCAGTTCTCTTACCATCAAATCTATCTTCGGCATGTTGTATTAAAACTCTTACATCATTCTCTGCTGTTCTTTGACTACCTCTAATCTCTTGTTCTGTAGTTCTTGTCCTTTTATCCACAGCACTAATAGAATCCATAATGTCATTTAAGTCTTTTCTTAATTCATTACGAATATCTCTGGCATCACCTTGAGCTGCTGTTACTAATTCCATAGCTGTAGACATTTCTGATTGCAAAATTTGTTCCATATTGGTAATTTTAGTTTCTAATGTATTATCCATTGTAGTAATCTTAGTGTTTAATAATGTTTCTAATCCTTTAACTTGTTGTTCTATAAGATTTATTCTGTTTTCCATGCCACTTAAATCAGGTGGTTCATAAGCTCTTACAATTTCTTTCATATTCATATAGTCTTTATAGACTTCAAAGACTCCATAAGCACCACCAACTAATGTTGATAAGGCGATTATTATGCCTACTAATTTACCGCCTTTAAAAGTAATTCCTGCAAATTGTAACTCACTCATACTGACTTCCTATCATCTGTTCAAATACTAAACTATCTCTGACTCCAAAGTAATTACCTAACGGATCTTGTAACATAGTTTCTGCATATATATCTTTTGATACATACCATATTGGTTGAACTTGAATTTCTATTTGAGAATATGTTTTTATATCTGCTCCTAAAGCATTAACTAAAGCTAATGTAGTAAGCTGTGCCACAGCATCATATTGTGATTCAAACCCTGCCATTATTTCTTTAGCTTTTTCTTGTTTAGCTTCTTGTTTCTTAGTTGGTTTATCTTCCACCTTTGCTTCTTTAACTTCTTCCTTTACTTCTTCTTTCACTTCCTCTTTAGGTTTTTCCTCAACTACTTCTATTTCCTCGACCACTTCCTTTGGTTCTTCTTTTACTTCTTCTACAACTTCTTCATTAGACGCTGTTTCTGGGGTAGGCTTACTATCCTCAACTTCCTCTACTAGCTCTGTAGGAGCATTTGTAGGCTCTTGAACTTCCATAACTTCTTGGATATCTTCTATAACTGTTTCCATTGTTACAATTTCAGGTTCAAAAGTATTTGTTTCCACAATAGGTTCATATTCCATAGTTTGTTCAAGAACTAAAGGCTCTATAGTCATTGGTTGATCCATAAGTACATCAGGCATACCAACAGCATAATTATCCAATTCTTCATAAGAAGGTTCTGGTATAGTTGTATCCTGATAATTATAAATTTCTGTTTCTATTATAGTTTGATTAATCATGACTTGTGATTCTACATACTGTAAGTAGGTAGTAATAACTGTAGATATGACATTATAGTTTACGTCTAATTGGACATTATCGAAATAATAATTCTTTGCTCCCCCTACAGACACAAAGAGTTTATCTAATCCTCCAGCATAATCATAATTTCCTGCATAATTATAAGAACTACTGTCAGTATAATTATTATAGGCAAAATCTGTTTTATCTGTCCAAAGTAAAATATTATCATTATAGCCTTTTAATTCGAAATACATAGATGTATTAGCTTGTGAGTGCCAGCCATCTAAACTCCATTCCAAAGCACCACCATCTTCTATATGAAATTGTGCTATATTAATATTTTGTTGAAAAGTTGTCAGAGAATTTGACGTACCTTTAGCACACCTGCCACCACCACTAAATTGTGAAGGGCAATTTGGCATATTTGCAGATCCGATCCCACCCCAATCCAGATCCATATCTCCCTCGTACCTTGACGATACGATTCCTGTATCTCCGTCTAATATATCACCTGTTGTTTTATTTTCAATAGTAACAGCAGTTTCTGTGATTTCTTGCACATCTCCTTGATCTTCAATAACAGAAGTTGTTGTCGTTCCTTCTTCTTGCATCTGTGCATTAGAATAGTAAGAGCATAAGAAAAATACTAAAAATACTAAAAGCAGCTTCATCTGTTATAATCTCCTCTGTATCTGGCGTATTATCTTTTATCCATTTATCATAATCAGGTCTTTTTTCAGGATTTTCTGCCCATGCTTTTGCAGCTTCTATCCCAATTTTACCCATGTATGGACAGGGAGTGCCCGCATTTTCCATCGCTTGAAACACCCTAGAATCCTGACAGAGCATAGCGACAGCACCAACCTTCATACCCATACGAAATAATGCTCTTGATAATTTCATACGTTCACAATTTAAATCTCTAATAGCTGTGCCACCAGCTAAACCGAATATTTGTGTTTGTATTGCACCACTAGCAGCAAAACTACAGACATCTTGGTTATTAATCACAACGCTTGGGGCTGACGCTGTTGAGGGAGTCCTATCGACTGTAGTTGTGCCACTAGATACTGTACTACTCGTTGAGGTTACAGTATTTGTTTCTGCTTTTACTACACTACACCATGTAAGAAAAGACAAGAAAAAAACAACAATTAAAATTGCCCATAATTTTGCTTCCATTAAACAATCCAAGTTCCTAACAACATCATTTGGGATAATCTAACACTTCGTCTTTTTGTTTGTCTAGCCCAATTACTATCGAGCATTTCTATTTTTGCTTTTTGCCAATCTTCATCAACTATAGCTTGGAAAGTTTTTTTCCACATAGTAGGGTTAAATCGTGTAATACCCATATTAAATGCCATATCTATAATTATGGCAGTTCTAACTTCGTTTAAATGTTCTATAGGAAAGTTCTTTATTTCTTCTTCTACTCTTTCTATATCATTCATAAGCATAAATTCTGCTTCTTCTTGTGATATTCCTAATCCATCTTTAGCAACATTTCTACCAACACCTATTGTTGGGTGTCCTATTAAAATATCACCAGCTTTTAATTCTTGCCCTGTAGCATCATCATAGACTTTAAGTTTAACACCTTCATGGTCAGAAATTAAATTTATAAGTTTTTGTTTATCCACTTTTCATGCTCATTAATTGTTGTATTGCTTGTTCTTGGCTCATGCCTTGTTGCATAAGTTGCATTATTATTGCTTGTTCTTCTTCTGTAAATTGTTGTTGTGGCATACCTCTACTACCTCTAAGTGCTTGTGCTAACATTTGTTGTTGATTAGATTGATTAGCAGATCTTACTGCTGGTTCAGAAGCAAATTGAGAACCAACAGGTACAGGACCTTGATGTTGAGAACGAGGGTAATTATGTTTAATCAGCATAGTATTCTCCTTTTGTTAAACCCATATTTCTTTAGGTCCAAAGCCAAAATAACTTCTGGCATGCCCTTCTTCTACTAATTGATCGCATATATTTCCTACC